AACAATGGCTTGATATTCTCAAAGAATAGAGATACAATATAACCAAAGTTAAGGGATTCCCCCTTAACAATACCAAAAACGGAGGTGAAAAGCAATGAGCGGGAAAAAGAAAAACCGCAATCAGGAGACAGCGACCAAACTGATCCTCCTGATTACGGCCCTACTGAACCTGGCCGACACGGTGATGAAAATCATCGACCGCCTGACCGGGTAACGGGGAGGGGCGCAAGCCCCTTCCCTCCTAGGATACCTTTTCCCGATTTCATTGTCAATATACATGATAGGAGGAATGAGCATGAAGATCTTCGAGTTGGCACTGCATATCACCGAGCTGGTGTTCTATGCGGCTGTCATTATCTACATTGTCAGGAGGTGGAATGAATGAACATAGGGCAGAACATCAAGCGCATCCGGGAGGAGCGGGGCGTGACACAGGTACATCTGGCGGAGGCCGTCGGCGTGACCCAGTCCATGCTCTGCCAGATCGAGCGGGGCACCAAGCTGCCCTCCCTGCCGCTCAGTGCACAGATTGCCGACGTGCTCCGGTGCGATGTGCATGATTTTCTGTCCGGCTGACAGAGCGAGCGAGGGGGTGAGAAAATGAACCGATTGAAGTGGGCGCTGGATGTCAAGTGCATCCGGCAAAAGACCTGTGCAGCTTTCTTGGGCGTATCTGAAAAAGCGCTGTACAACAAGATGACCGGCACCAACGAGTTTACTTATTCCGAGGTGAAGCGCCTGAAGGAGCTTCTGCCGGAGTTCGACATCGGCTATCTGCTGGATAACTAACAAAAGACCGGTGGAAGTGCTATTTCCACCAGTCTCTGTCCAAATTTGTTTACCCTATACATCTGGCAGACTTTCGCCGTTTGCGATAGCACCGAAACTTCTTGGGATGCCGCATCACTTTTGCGGTTTTGGTTCCGCAAATGCCTGAGCGCTGATGCGCTGCGGGGAGTACTTGACCCGGTGGGACACGTTTCTGGCGTGCCACCATGTGTTTGACCTCTTCTCTGAGTGCTCCGCCGAATCAGTTGCTGCATTTAAACGCCAGTTTTACACGCATTGGCAACCGCTGTTGCGACTTCGCAGTAAGGGAGCAGGCAAAGTCAAAAGTTCGGTCACGGCGACCAACTCCTTTCCATGCCCATCGGCATAGAAAAATTATACTGCGAACGGTAACAAAGTGCAACGGACAAGAATGTTAAGAAAAGCAGGACAAGCAAGAAATCGACAGCGATTCATACCATTTAACGGAGGTGTTTTACTTATGCCGAGACGAGGTTATACGGTTCCCCCTGTGAGCGGAAGCTCTGTGCCGGACTTCTGTAAGGTGTTTGGTACGCTCTATTCCATCTGGGCCCAGGAGCACGGGTTCGGGGAGGATGTGAAGGTCATCTTTGAGCCGGTGCCTCCCGGGGAGAAGCCCCGGGAGGGCGCGTATGTCATCCGCCCTACCCACGGCGTGCGCGGCGAGGATCACGGAATGCCGCGATATTTCAATCCACACTCCCCGCAAGGGGAGTGACTTAAATAATCATAACACATGACAGCGGGAAAAGAAAGGAGTTATCACAATGAGACTGACTGATTTATTAGAGCTGCTGGAGCCGGGCACCCGGGTCTGGATCGCCACGGGGCTCGATCTGGAGCACGATCCGGAGGCGGAGCTGGTGGCCGAGGATGAGGTGGACAGGCTGCGGTTGTTTGCGGTGCGGGGCTACTGGGTGGATTGGATGTGCCCGGTGGGCGACGAATTGAAGATCCTCGTCCGGGAGGGCCTGTGAGGGGAAAAAGAGCGCCCGCCTCTGCTGGCACAGAGACGAGCGCAAGTCCAATAAGACATCCCTATTATAGCGGGGAAGAAAGGAAACGTCAATGAAAGATATCACGATCGAACGGGTGCGGGAGCACTATGTCATCCGCGTGGGCGGCGCCTTCTGGGCCACGGCGGAGTCCTACGCCGAAGCGCTGGAGGAAGTGGCGGAGCTGGAGGTGCGGGTATGACCACCAAACGGAGAAATAATCTGCTGCTGACCATCGTGGCCTGCTGTGCGCTGCTGATTCTGCCGCTGATCGGCGTGGCCATCGGCTTCGGCGTGTGCGGCAATGCCGGGGCCATGGGCTGCATGACCTGGATCATCGTCATGCTGGTGGCCGCCGGGACGCTGTGCGCCATCAACGTGCGCCGGGAGGGCAGGGTATGAGCGGAGTCCATATCACCGCGCTGGAGGTGGAGAACGTCAAGCGCATTCAGGCGGTATCTCTGGAGCCGTCGCCCACCGGGCTGACGGTCATCGGCGGGGCCAACAATCAGGGCAAGACCTCCGTGCTGGACGCCATCGCCTGGGCGCTGGGCGGTGACCGCTACCGCCCGGACAACGTCCAGCGGGAGGGTTCCAGCGCACCGGCGCGGCTCAAGGTGACGCTGTCCAACGGCATCATCGTGGAGCGCCGGGGGAAGAACTGCGACCTGAAGGTGACAGACCCCTCCGGCCGACGGGGCGGGCAGCAGCTGCTCAACAGCTTTGTGGAGGAACTGGCGCTGAACCTGCCCAAATTCATGGAGGCGTCCGACCGGGAGAAGGCGGATACCCTGCTGCGCATCATCGGGGTGGGCGACCGGCTCCGGGAGCTGGAGCAGAAGGAACAGCAGCTCTACCACCAGCGCACCTACACCGGCCAGCAGAGGGATCAGAAGGCCAAGTATGCCCGGGAGCTGCCCTTCGTGCCGGACGCCCCGGCGGAGCCGGTGAGCGCATCGGAGCTGATCCGGCGTCAGCAGGACATTCTGCTGCGCAACGCGGAGAACCAGCGCAAGCGCCAGCGTCTGGCCCAGCTCACGCAGGAGCGGGACGTCATGCGGGAACAGCTGGAGCTGCTGCGGGAGCAGCTGTCGCAGGTGGAGGCCGACCTGACGGCGGCCCAGAAGGGTGCAGCCCAGCTGAACGACGAATCCACGGCGGAGCTGGAGGAGAGCATCCGCCGCATCGACGAGGTCAATCAGGCCGTGCGCACCAATGCGGAGCGCAGGCGGGCCGAGGGGGAAGCTGAACTGCTGGAGCGCCAGTACCGCAAGCTGACCGAGGCCATCACGCAGGTGCGCACGGAGCGGACGCAGCTGCTGAACGGCGCTGATCTGCCTCTGCCCGGCCTGAGTGTGGAGAACGGAACGCTGCTCTATCGGGGACAGCCCTGGGGCAACCTGTCCGGCTCCGACCAGCTCAAGGTGTCGGCGGCCATCGTGCGCAGGCTGAAGCCGGAGTGCGGCTTCGTGCTGATGGACAAGCTGGAGCAGATGGATCCCCGTACGCTCAGCGAGTTCGGCACATGGCTGGAGCAGGAGGGCTTGCAGGTCATCGCCACCCGGGTGAGCACCGGCGGAGAGTGCAGCATCCTGATCTCCGACGGGCTGGCCGTTCAGCCGCAGACGCAGACATGGACGAAGGGAGTGTTTTAAACGACCATGCAGATCACAAGAGGAGCCATTCCCACGGGGCAGAAGGTCATCATCTACGGCCCGGAGGGCATCGGAAAGACGACGCTGGCCGCCCAGTTTCCCGGGGCGGTATTTATTGACACCGAGGGGAGCACGAAGAACTATGACGTGGCCCGCCTGCCCGCGCCCACCAGCTGGGAGATGCTCAAGTCTGAGGCGGAATATCCGCTGACCCATCCCGGTGAGGTGGGGACACTGGTCATCGACACGGCGGACTGGGCGGAGAAGCTGTGCAACCGCGCTGTTTGCGCCCGGGCCAACAAGGCCGGCATTGAGGACTTTGGCTATGGCAAGGGCTATACCTACGCGGCGGAGGAGTTTGGCCGTCTGCTGGATATTCTGGACAGGCTGACGGTGCAGGGCACCCATGTGGTCATCAATGCCCATGCCCAGCTGCGCAAGGTGGAGCAGCCGGATGAGATGAGCAGCTATGACCGCTGGGAGCTGAAATGCTCCAAGCAGCTGTCGCCCATCCTGAAGGAGTGGGCGGACATGGTGCTCTTCTGCAACTACAAGACCATGGTGGTGAAAACCAAGGACGGCAAGGGCAAGGCTCAGGGGAGCCGCCGGGTGATGTACACCGTCCACAACGCCTGCTGGGACGCCAAGAACCGGGTGAACCTGTCCGATGAGCTGGAGATGGATTGGCGGTGCATCTCCTTTGCCTTTCAGCCGAACGCAGACCTGAGCAACCAGTATCGCCCGCCCGCCGCAGTCCCCGCGCCGGTGCAGACGCCGCCTCAGCCGGGGAATGCCGCCCCTGTTGTGCCGGAACCCGTCCAGACACCGCCTGAGCCGCCTGTGATAACGGAGCCTGTGACGGTACCCGGACAGGCCGAACCGGCCCCTGCCCTCGCCCGGCCGGAGGAACATGCGCCGCAGAGTACCACTGACCCCTATGCGGGCATTGATCCGGCACTGGCCGACCTGATGCGGGCGGACAACGTGACGCCCGGAGCGCTCCGCCGTGCGGTGGCCAGCAAGGGCTATCTGCCCGCAGAGCTGCCGGTGAGCCAATATCCCGCCGACTTTGTGGCGGGCTGCCTGGTGGCGGCGTGGCCGCAGGTGCGCCAGCTGGCCCAGCAGATGGGAGCGTCTGATGGCTGGACGGAGCTGGCCGGAGAAGATGCTGACCTGCCGTTTTGACGGCCTGATGAAATAAAGGAGGATCTATTCCATGAGCTACAACAACGATCTGGGCGCCGCCATCGGCTGGGATGACGAACTGACCGCCGAAGAAGCCAGCTTTGCGCTGCTGGAGCCCGGCGACTACCCCTTTGTGGTGGAGTCCGTCGCCCGGAAGCAGTTTGACGGCTCCGCCAAGATGGCGCCCTGCTTCATCGAGGAGCTGAGCCTGAACATTCAGGGCTTTACCATTGAGCACGCCCTGTTTCTGAACACCAAGTTTCTGTCCAGGATCAGCGAGTTTTTCGTGGCCATCGGCCAGGCACAGTATGGCCAGAAGTTCCGCCCCAACTGGACGGGGCTTGTGGGCGCAAGGGGGATGTGCAAGGTGGGCTATCGCACCTGGACGGGCAAGGACGGCACAGAGCGCAAGGCCAACAAGGTGCTGACCTTCTATCCGCCCACCGCGAATGCCATGCTTGCGACTGCTCCCGGGGCCGGTCAGGCGGCGGCCATGCCGTGCTGGAATCAGCCCCAGAGCGCGCCTGTGGCACCTGTCCTGTCTGCACAGCCGACCTGGCAGCAGCCCCAGCAGACCACCATGCCCGGGTATCCGCAGAGCGCGTCTCCCTGGCAGCCGGGCAGCTTCTGATGGAGCTGCGGCCTTATCAACAGGAGGCCCGTGAGGCGGTGGAGCACCAGTGGCGCGAGGTAGACCGCACGTTGCTGGTGCTCCCCACGGGCTGCGGCAAGACCATCGTCTTTGCCAGCGTCACCGCCGACCGGGTGTCGGCGGGAGACCGCGTCCTGATCCTGGCTCACCGGGGCGAGCTGCTTGAGCAGGCGGCGGACAAGCTCCGTCAGGCCGTAGGGCTCGGCTGCGCCGTCGAGAAGGCGGGGGAGAGCTGTCTGGGCAGCTGGTACCGGGTCGTGGTTGGCTCCGTCCAGACCCTGATGCGCGAGAAGCGGCTGGAGCAGTTCCCGCCGGACTATTTCGGCACCATCGTCATTGACGAGGCCCACCACGCCGTGTCGGACAGCTACCGCCGCATTTTGGACCACTTTTCGGACGCCAAGGTGCTGGGCGTCACCGCCACCCCCGACCGGGGCGACATGCGCGATCTGGGCGCAGTGTTTGAGTCGCTGGCCTATGAGTATACCCTGCCCCGCGCCATCCGGGAGGGCTATCTGACGCCCATTCAGGCGCTGACCGTGCCGCTGACGCTGGACATCTCCGGCGTCAGCATACAGTCCGGCGATTTCAAGGCCAGCGAGATCGACACCGCTCTTGACCCCTATCTGGAACAGATCGCGGAAGAGATGGCGCAGCTGTGCGCCGACCGCAAAACCGTGGTGTTCCTTCCGCTGGTCAAGACAAGTCAGAAATTCCGGGATATTCTGAATGCCAGCGGGTTCCGGGCGGCGGAGGTCAACGGCGAGAGCACCGACCGGGCCGAGGTGCTGGCCGACTTTGATGCGGGGAAATACAACGTGCTGTGCAACTCCATGCTGCTCACGGAGGGGTGGGACTGCCCCAGCGTGGACTGCGTGGTGGTGCTCCGGCCCACAAAGGTGCGAGGCCTCTACTGCCAGATGGTGGGCCGGGGCACCCGGCTCAGCCCGGGCAAAGAAAATCTGCTCCTGCTGGATTTCCTCTGGATGACCGAGCGCCATGAGCTGTGCCACCCGGCCAGCCTGATCTGCGAGACGGAGGAGGTCGCCCGGAAGATGACCGAGAATCTGGCCGAAGAGACCGGATGCCCGGTCGATCTTGAGATGGCCGCCCAGCAGGCCAGTGAGGATGTGATCGCTCAGCGGGAGGAGGCACTGGCCAAACAGCTGGAGGAGATGCGCAAGCGCAAGCGCCGGCTGGTGGATCCGCTCCAGTATGAGATGAGCATTCAGGCGGAGGATCTGGCGGACTATGTGCCCGCCTTCGGTTGGGAGGTGCTTCCGCCGACGGCCGAACAGCAGGAGGCACTCTCCAATGCGGGTATTCTGCCCGACGGCGTGGAGAGCGCAGGCAAGGCCAGGCTGCTGCTGGATCGACTGGCCAGACGCCGGGAGGAGGGGCTGACGACGCCCAAGCAGATCCGCTTTCTGGAACAGCGTGGGTTCAGGAGCGTCGGCACCTGGAGCTTCGCGTCGGCCAAGCACATGATCGACCGCATTGCCTGCAACGGCTGGAAAACGCCCCGGAGCATCGTTCCGGCGGAATACAAACCGGGAGAGGAGCGAGCTGATTGGAGGAAAGACAGCATCTTTTGGACGCCCTGAACTGCATCCCGCCGTCCCGGCTCAGCTATCAGGACTGGTGCAGTGTGGGCATGGCCCTCAAGCAGGAGGGGTTCGGCGCCGACATCTGGGATAACTGGAGCCGCGCCGACAGCCGCTACCGCCCCGGCGAGTGCGCAAAAAAGTGGGAGGGGTTCGGCCATTCCGGAGGGACCCCTGTCACCGGCGGCACGCTGGTCAATCTGGCCAAACAGTATGGCTATGCCCCGGGCGGCGGGCCTGGTACGGCCATCGGCTGGGACGATGAACTGGAGGCCGTACCGGACGCTCTGCGGGTCGTAGACCAGAACCGGCTGGAGCCGACCACTCTGCCGCCGGAGCCGCCGGAATGGGATCCGGCCCGGCAGCTGATCGACTATCTGGACACTCTGTTTGACTCCGACGATCTGGTGGGCATCGTCACCGATGTGTGGGAGCATGAGGGCAGATTCTCCCCGAAGAAGGGCAGCTGGAGCCGCACCGCCGGACAGCTCATCGAGGAGCTGAGCCGGTGCGGCGGCGACATCGGAAAGGTTATCGGCGACCCTGACCCGGCGGCGGGCGCGTGGATCCGCTTCAATCCGCTGGACGGTCAGGGGGTGCGCAATGACAACGTGACCCGGTTCGACTTTGCGCTGGTGGAGAGCGACGAAATGCCGCTGGAGGAGCAGTATGCGCTCTATCAGGCGCTGGAGCTGCCCATTGCCTGTCTGGTGTCCTCCGGCGGCAAGAGCCTGCACGCCATCGTGCGGGTGGATGCGCCGAACTACGGGGAGTATCAGCGGCGGGTGGACTACCTCTATGCCGTATGCGAGAAGAACGGCCTGAAGATCGACCGCCAGAACCGCAACCCGTCCCGGCTGAGCCGGATGCCCGGCGTCATGCGCAATGGCCGCCGACAGGCGCTGCTGGGCACGAATCTGGGCAAGGAGAGCTGGGACGAGTGGAAGGAGTGGGTGGAGGCCGTCAACGACGACCTGCCCGATCTGGAGAGCGACCTGGGCGGCGACCTGCCGGAGCTGGCTCCGTCCCTCATCGACGGCGTGCTCCGTCAGGGGCACAAGCTGCTGCTGGCCGGGCCCAGCAAGGCGGGCAAGTCCTTTGCCCTCATCGAGCTGGCCGTCTGCATCGCGGAGGGGCTGCCCTGGATGGGCTTTCAGTGCGCCCGGGGCAAGGTGCTGTACGTCAATCTGGAGCTGGACCGGGCGTCCTGCCTGCACCGTTTCCGGGACGTTCGCCGGGCCATGGGGGCGCCGGAGCAAAACGGCGTCAGCATCTGGAACCTGCGCGGCCACTCCGTCCCCATGGACAAGCTGGCCCCGAAGCTCATCCGCCGGGCGGCAAAGCAGAACTATATCGCCATTATCATCGACCCCATCTATAAGGTCATCACCGGGGACGAAAACTCCGCCGACCAGATGGCCGCCTTCTGCAACCAGTTCGACAAGGTGTGTACCGCGCTGGGGTGCGCCGTCATCTACTGCCACCACCACTCCAAGGGGGCGCAGGGCGGCAAGCGCAGCATGGACCGGGCGTCCGGCTCCGGCGTGTTCGCCCGCGACCCGGACGCCCTGCTGGACATGATCGAGCTGGAGGTGACCGCCCCCATCCGGGAGCAGCGCCAGAACAACGCCGCCTGCCGCATTGCCCAGACCGCCCTGCAACAGGCGGGTGTGCTGGATCGGGTGGGGCCGGATGACCTGTGCTCCCGCAAGCTGTCGCTGGACGCCTGCATGGATCTGCTGTCTACAGCGCGATATAACGAGGTCATGGAGGCGGTCAGCCGGAGCGACGCGGCGGAGCAGAGCGTTACCGCGTGGCGCATTGAGGGCACTCTGCGCGAGTTTCCGTCCTTCCCGGCCCTCAACGTCTGGTTCGAGTATCCCGTCCACCACAGCGACGCCAGCGGCGTTCTAGCCGATATTCAGCCCGAGGCCGCCGCCCCCAGCTGGAAGCGTAATTTCAGCAAGAGCGGGAAGCGGTCAAAGTCCAAAGAGGAGCGGGCGCGGGATCGTGCGGCGGTCCTGGAGGAGGCATTTAGCATGGTCGCAGAGAACGGCAAAACGACCCTCGCAGGGCTGGCCGGAGCTATGGGCGTGAGCGAGAAAACAGTCAAACGGCACATCACAGAAAATGGTGATTTTTGGATGGATGGGGAAGAAGTCGGACACAAGTAGCAGTGGACAAAAAGGGAGCCAAGTTTCCTTTTTGTCTCTGTCCCTGAGAACCCACAAAGGGAGTGTGTCCCCTATTTGGGTTGGACAGACAAAAAGGAAAAACACGCCCTATTTGTCTTGGACAGACAAAGCATATATATAAATATATAAAAGCGTGTCTGTCCCTGACGGTCACAGGGGTAAGTAGTCGTGCGAAAGCTGACGCACGACGACTCCTTCCCCTGCCTGTGACAAAAGCGCGACGAAAGGAGCTGCAATGAAAGGAAAAAGAAAAGTGGACGGACGACTGGAGGTTGCGCGCAATATGCCGCCCTGCCGCCATAGTAAGGTGGGTCAGCCGTTCGATATTTTCCAGAGTGATGCACTGAACTGGCTGCTGGCGCAGCGTGAGATCCGTGCCTATCTGTGGGATAGAATTGCACAGTCGGGTTATATCCGGTTCGATCATGAGACACATATGTGGGAAGGGGTGGATGACTGACATGAATTTCTTTATGGCCATGATCCCGCCGACGGCCACCCACCAGCAGCAGAAGATCCGGGTGGTGGAGCGCAGCGGACGCCACGTCCCGCTGGTCTATGACGGAGCGGAGGTCGCCGCAGCCCGGTCAAAGCTGACCGCCCATCTGGCCGCCTTCCGGCCCTCGGAACCGCTGACCGGCCCGGTGAGCCTGCTGGTCAAGTGGTGCTTTCCGCTGGATGAGGGCGGGCGGCATCACAACGGCGAGTGGCGCACCACCAGGCCGGACACCGACAATGTGCAGAAGCTGCTCAAGGACTGCATGACCGGACTGGGCTTCTGGCGGGACGATGCGCAGGTGTGCTCCGAGGTGGCTCAGAAGTTCTGGGCAGACGTGCCCGGCATTTACATCGAGGTGGGGGAGCTCCGCCAGATGCCGGAAAGGGGCTCCCAATGAGGCCGATTTACCGCGTGAACAGAGACGACCTGTACGATCTGCGAGTTGCTATCCGTCACGCCGGCAACGGGGACGAGATCGGGCTGACGCCCCGCCAGCAGGTTATGGCCCGGGCGCTGCGCATGACCTGTACTGCGCGGCAGGTTGAGACCATGCAGCTGTACTTTGTCGTGGGACTGCCGCAGGAGGCAGTGGGCAAACAGATGGACATCGACTGTTCTAATGTGAGTCGGAACATCCGTAACGGTCTGCGCCACATTGAGCAGGCGCTGCGGCTGAGTGGGGAGCGGACGCTGAGCTGCTTTATGGCGGGGGTGCTTGAATGACCAATCAGGAGAAAAAAGCCTGGCTGATGCAGTACCGTGCGGCGGAGCGGTAGGAGCGGCGGCTTTCTGAGGAGCTGGAGCGCTGGCGTTCGCGGGCGGAGAGCGCCACGGCCCGGTATGGGGCTGACACGGGCGGCGGCGGAGACGGCAGAAGTCTGGAACACGCGGCGGAGCACATCGCACACCTTGCGGCACAGCTTGAGCATCAGAGGATCGGGCTTGTCCGGCTGAGGCGGGAGATCGGTGCGGCCATCGACGCCGTGCCGGATGCAAGGCACCGGGAGCTGCTTCGGCTGAGATACATCGACGGGCGGACGTGGGAGCAGGTGGCGCAGCGTATGGGGTATGAAGATATGCGCTGGATCTATAGACTGCATGGCTATGCGCTGAGCGCCCTGAGCATTGACCATTGAAAGCCAGTATTGACCTGTGATAGGGTGTAAGCGTGAAGATTTGGGAGCCGCCCGGCAGGGTCGGCTCCCTTTGTGTTGCCCCGGGAAGTGGTACGGGGCGGGTTGTCCATTGCGATGCAGGCAGGGGCGGGGCCGAGTGATGGAACAAACGAGAAAGGCGGCGGCGGGCGTGACCAATCCAAGATATGCCAACGGCACACTGCGGCGCAGAAACCGGGCGCGGCTCCGGGCGATGGGCGGTCCCTGCGGTATCTGCGGCGGACGGCTCGGGCCGATCCACTACGATGAGCCGTCGGACGCGGCGCATCCGCTGTCCTTCGTGGTCGATGAGATCCGGCCGGTGGCCCGGTGGCGGCAGTTCGGCTACGATTCGCCCAGAGCCGCCGCGGAGGACTTCAACAATTTGCAGGCGGCGCATTACTTCTGCAACCAGCGCAAAGGCGCCAAAACGCAGAGGCAGCTGGAACAGGAGACGCAGATCTGTTCGGCGCCGCGTGTGCGGGACGGGAGCTGGTAAACGGCAGCCCCTGGGGGAGGCTCCCCCGGTGCCCCCGCCAGCGCCCCTGCGCCGTCCAGCGCCGATTTACCCCCGAAGGCCAAAAGAGCGGAGGGGGTGGTATCCAGAGCGGAAGGAGGAGCCGGATATGGAGAAAAATTCATCTACCCGCGCGCGCACGGAGATCGAGAAAAGATGCGCCGCAGAGCGCCGGAAACTGGCCAGATTTTTGAGCAAAAACGGCCTGAATGAAGAGAAAATCAAGTCGCTTGACCCGGTGATCCTCAATGTTTCCTGGATGAAATCCAAGCTGGATGACGCCCGGACGGCCATCGGCGAGGACGGCATCACCGTGGAGTACGACAACGGCGGCGGTCAGACCGGCGTGCGGGAGAATCCGGCCTTCCGGGCCTATGAGGCGCTGTGGAAAACCTACCTCTCCGGGCTGGATGCGCTTTTGAAACTCCTGCCCGAGGGGGCGGCGGAAGATCCGGCGCTGTCTGAGGTCAAGCCCGCCAGCGCCCTCGCGCTGGTGCAGGGCCGCCGGAAGCGGGACGCATGACCGGCGCACAGATCCCGCGCTATTGCATTGAGCCGGAGCGCCTCTCGACCGACGGTGCGGACGCCGCGGCGCTGATGGCTGCCTACGGCAATGCGCTGGACGAATGGCAGCGGCTGGTGCTGGACTGCTGGCTGGGCCGGGATATATCCGGGCGGTACACCGTGACCTCCGCCGGGCTGGCCGTGCCCCGGCAGAACGGCAAGAACGTGTGTCTGGAGGGGCGGGAGTTCTTTGGTATGGTCATCAACGGCGAAAAGATCCTGCACACCGCCCATCAGGTGCGCACGGCGAAAAAGAGCTTCAACCGACTGGCCCGGATGTTCACGGACAAGCGGCACCCGGAGGTGCTGGAGCTGGTGAAAAACATCCGCTACACCAACGGCGAGGAGTGCATCGAGCTGCTGAACGGCGGGAGCATTGAGTTCTCCGCCCGTTCCCGGCAGGCGGCCCGCGGCTTTGACGGCATCTCGCTGGTGGTCTATGACGAGGCGCAGGAGCTGACGGACGACCAGGTGGAGGCCATCATGGCCACGCTGGCCGCCTCGGCCACCGGCACCCGTCAGCTGATCTATACCGGCACACCGCCCTATCCGGGCTGTCCCGGCGACGTGTTCCGCCGCCGAAGGACGGCCTGCCTTGACGCGCCGGGCGCGCATGACGCCTGGCACGAGTGGTCGGTGGAGGGGGAGCAGGTGGACAGGATCGACCTGGAAGACCACGCGCTCTGGTACCAGACCAACCCGGCCATGGGCATCCGGCTCAGCGAGGAGTTCGCGGCGGAGGAGTGCCGGAGCATGAGCGCCGACGGTTTTGCCCGGGAGCGCCTGGGCTGGTGGAGCCCCGTCCTGACGGAACAGAGCGACAAGGCGCTGGATGCCCGGGCGTGGGCGGACTGCGCCAGCGACGCGGAAAAGCCGGAGGGCAAGACGGCCTATGGCGTGAAATTCGCCGCCGACGGCTCGGCGGTCTGCCTCTGCGGGGCGGTGATCCCCGGGGACGGCCCGGCCCGCATCTCGCTGCTTGAGCTTCAGCCCAGCGGCCGGGGGCTCAGGTGGCTGGCCGACTGGCTGAGTGAGCGCTATGACCGGGCGTCCTGCGTGGTCATCGACGGCCGCAACGGCGTGGATGTGCTGATCGAGCGCATCAAGCCGGTGTGGCGAGCCCAAAACTCCGTGATAAAGCCCGGCGCAAAGGATGTCGTCGCGGCGGTGGGTCTGCTCACCAATGCCGTGGCGGAGCGGACGCTGACGTGGTACCGCCCCCAGACGGTGCTGAACGAGAGCGCGGTCGGCGCGGTGAAGCGGCCCATCGGCGGCGGCTTTGGCTTCGGCGGGGAGAACAGCCTGCCCATCGAGGCCTGCGCGCTGGCCCTCTGGGGCGCGAAGATCAGTAAGCGGGACCCGACGCGGAAGATGAGGATCGGATGAGGTGAGGAATTGACAACGCTGTACTTCGGCCGGGTGGACGGCCTGACGGACGCGGAGCGGGAGCAGCTCCGGGATCTGGCCGACGTGTTCAACCGCCATCAGGCGGCCAACGCGGCAAAGGAAAAATATTACGAGGGCCATGTGACCCTGCGGGACGTCAATCTGGGCATTGCCCTCCCCACGGGGCTGCGGGATCTGGAGGTGGGGTGCAGCTGGGGCCAGAAGGCCGTGGATGTGCTGGCCGCCCGGTCCATGTTTGACGGCTTTGTGGGGGCGGATGAGTCCAATTCGGAGCTGCTGACGCAGCTGGTGGAGGGCAACCGGCTCATCGCGGAGTATGCCAAGGCGTGCCGGGGCGAGCTGAAATACGGCTGCGTGTTCGCCACGCTGTCGGCGGATCCGGCGCTGAAATGCCGCATCCGCTTTCACTCTCCCGTCTCCGCCGCTGCCCTGTGGAGCGGCGAGAAGGGGCGCATCCAGTGCGGCCTTGCCATCGTGGACACCGCCCGGGACGAGACGGAGGCCGCCGGGTGGCAGCCCAGCGTGGTGAACCTCTACACCGACGACGCCATCCTCGTCCTGCGCCGGAGCGGGAACCGCTGGAATGCCCGGCGCTGTCCCCACCGGATGGGGCGGCCGCTGATGGAGCCGCTGGTGTGGAACGCCACCAGTGGAAAGCCCTTCGGGCGCTCCCGGCTGAAAAAGCCCATCCGCACGCTGATCGACGACTATGTGCGCACGGTGGCCAACGCCTCCATCGCGCTGGAGTTCGACACCACGCCCCAGAAATACCTCCTCGGCGTCACCGATGAGCAGTATGACGCCATTGTGGCGGAGAAATTCAAGACCTATGTGGGCTCCCTTCTGACGGCCACCGCCAACCCGGAGACCGGCGAGAATCCCACCTTCGGCCAGCTGGCTCAGGGCAGCCTGACGCCCCATGTGGAGAAAATGCGCATGACGGCCACCCAGTTCGCCGCCGCCACCGGGCTGACGGTCATGGACGTTGGCATCGTCAACGACGCCAACCCGACCAGTTCGGACGCCATTCTGGCCCAGAGCCAGACCCTCGTCCTGCTGGCCCAGCAGCTGAACACCGGCAACGGGGACGCGCTGCGGACCATCATCCGCATGGCGCAGGCCATCGCCCGGTCGGTCACGCTGGAGGAACTCACCCCGGCGGAGCGGGACGTGATGGCGCATTTCAAGAACCCGGCCATGCCCTCGGTGGCGGTGACGGCGGACGCGGCCATCAAGATCGCCTCCGTCCGGCAGGAGTTCGCCGCCACGGACACGTTTCTGGAAATGGTCGGCTTTGACCAGGCGGACATCCGCCGCATCGGCGCCCAGGAGCGCCGGGTGCGGGGCCAGCGGGTGCTTGCGGAGGTAGAGGAGGGCGCGGATGCGGCTGACGGCGAAGGCGTGGAGTGACTACGCCGACCGGCTCTCCCGGCTGAACACGAAGGCCGGACAGCTGATGCGCGCCTATCTGGAGCGCTATGGCGCGGAGGACACCTCCGCGCTGATCGCCTACGCCAGCGCATTGGTGGACAAATACGGCGAAGGGAGCGCGGAGCTGGCCTGCCAGATGTATGACGCCATGGCCGAGGCCGCTGGCCTGACCCTCCCGGCGGCGGAGCCTGCCGCCCCGGCCGCCTATGGCGAGGTGGCCAAGGCGGTGAACGGCACGAAGCACAGCCCGGCCCTGCTCCAGAGCGCCGTCTCCCGGCTGGTCAAACAGGCCGGGGCGGACACCACGCTCCAAAACGCCATCCGGGACGGGGCTGAGTTCGCGTGGATCCCCCACGGCGACACCTGCGCCTTCTGCCTGATGCTGGCCTCCCGGGGCTGGCAGAAGGCCGGTAAGCGGACGCTGAAGAACGGCCACGCGGAGCACATCCACGCCAACTGCGACTGCGAGTATGCCGTGCGCTTCAACGCCTCCACCACCGTGGCGGGCTATGACCCGGAGCAGTATCTGGCGGCCTATGAGGGCGCAGAGGGGCGTACATATCAGGAGAAGCTCAACTCCCTCCGCCGGGCCCATTACGCCGAAAACCGGAAGAAGATCACCGCCCAGAAGCGGGCGGCATATCTGATAAAGAAACGATCGACAGCCGGAGAGATAGATGACCTGCGGGAGCAGCACCGTGTTCCTGACCGCAAGCAGTACGACAGATTCCGCAGAATTCTGGGCGCAAAGGCACCAAAAACCTTTGCAGAGTTCCAGAATTTAAAGTATAATGATCCTGAGAAATGGCTGTTTTTGAAAACAGATTATTCGCGCCGGGCATATTTAAAGCAGCATCCCGATACGGCGCTTCCGGGTGCCGATAAAGCAGTCTTACCGGACGGAAAGTTTACCAAATATTTATTTGGGGGAGATAAGCCGAATGGGTTGGCTAAAGGCAGAGGCATTACGAGCAGGCTGGGATATGACATTTCCAACTGGGAGCTGTTCCGTGATGAAATTGCAAAAATAGTTGGAGAATATCCGGTAGCGGCCAAAGGGAATAATGGATTCGGAAGTTTGTATGAACAGAAAATCATTTTATATGGCATAACCGGCCAGCCAGCCAACCTGATTATTGGCTGGATCGTGCGCGATGATGGAGTGACCAGTTTGACGTCAGTATATTTGAAGGAGTTGGGAAAATGAAGATCAAAGAATTTGATACCGTTCTTTTGAAGGATGGACGGACGGCTGATATTGTTGAAATTCTTAGCAATTCAGACTTTGTAGCTGACGTCGGTGATTCTCCGGCAGATTGGGATACTATCTTTGTCACACTGGATGAAATTGAGAAGGTTTTGTGAGTTCTCTTGGTATAGCGCAGAGAAGAAAAAACGTGGCAGTGCATAAGTATGGCAAGTACAGGGGGAAAACGCTTCGGGTTCGGTGCAATCGTAAAGATTATTTGCCAAAGTCAAGCAACAGGACGAAGTCCTGTTTTCACGAGGGATGCAATACCGGGTGTTGAATGCCAGTATAAAAGACGATCGTTATTTCTTGGAAATCGAGGTGCTTCCAAATGCCTAAAAATCTGCACGAGGAAGATATCAGCATGGGATTCCGTGCTCCATTTTATAGTATCACGACATGCATTCCAGAATGCAATGTTTGCATTTACTGGGATGGCCCCGGAAAATGCAAAAAACTCGGTGATTCACCAGATGAATTTGGATGGGGTGAACGGCACGACTGTCCAGATGCCGTTTTGAACACTGAAAACTTCCAGTACCCAAAGTACAAAGAACTGTATCCGGAAGAATGCAAAATTTCCCAGCAGGAATAAACCATAACCACGATGCAGACGCACCGTGGTTTTTTCGTCCCATTTTATCTTGATATGCGGAGAGCAGAGCTGATTTTTCAGCCCTGCTTTTTTCATGCATAAATTCACGCGACGGCTGCGGAAAAGCCGGGGAAGGAGAGCAGATCAATGAACGAAACTGTGGATCAGGAGAACCCCGCCACTCAGGAGGAGCGGGAGGAGCGCACCTTTACCCAGTCCGAGATGGATGCCATCATCCGGGACCGGCTGGCGCGGGAGCGCGGAAAGTACGCCGACTACGACGCCGTCAAGGCCAAGGCCGAGCAGTTCGACGCCGCTCAGGAGGCGGACAGGAGTGAGCTCCAGCGGGCGCTGGAGCGGGCTACGGAGCTTCAGACGCAGGTGGACGCGATGAACCGGGCCAATGCCGTCCGGGCGGTGCGGGACAAGGTGTCCGCCGCCACCGGCGTGCCGGCGGGGCTGCTGAGCGGCGAGAGCGAGGAGGACTGCACCGCGCAGGCGCAGGCAATTCTGGAGTTCGCCAGGCCGGGCTATCCGTCCGTGCGGGACGGCGGTGAGGCCGACGCCCGCCGCCGGGAGCGGCAGGACGACGGCGTCATGGCCGCGTTCCGGCAGCTGAACCCCAAACTGGAAGTGTAACAAACGAAAGAGAGGTAATTTTTTATGGCACATCCCAATCAGGAGCGCTGGTCCCAGCTGGTGGACGCCAAGCTGCGCAATGGACTGGTGACCCAGGACAATCTGATCTTCAACAGCCGCTATGAGGGCGACCCCACCTCCGGCAAGGTGAAGATCCCGGTGCGGGACACCGAGGTGGCCGTCAAGCCCTATGACAAGGCCAAGGGCATCGACCCGGAGGCGGGCACCACCACCTATCTGGATCTGAACATCGACCAGGATGAGGCGGTCAATGAGCTGATCGACGGCTATGACGCCGCCAGCGTGCCGGACGGCATTGTGGCCGACCGGCTGGACAGCGCGGGCTACAGCCTGGGCCTGTCCATCGACAAGAAGTCCATCGCCGCGCTGGAGGGCGCCGACGGCGCCTCCGTCTGCGCCACCAAGACCGCCGCCACCGAGGCCAACGCCTACAAGCTGGTGCTGGAGGCCAAGCGGGTGCTCAGCCGCAAGGGCGTCCCCGCCGCGGGACGCTTCCTCATCGCGTCCCCGGAGTTCATGGAGGTGCTGATGCAGGACGAGCGCTTCATCAAGCAGGGGGATCTCTCCCAGCAGCTCGTTCAGCTGGGCGTTGTCGGTCAGGCCGCGGGCTTCAACGTGCTGGAGTCCAATAACATGGACTATGAGTCCACCACCCGGGTCGCCAGCAAAAAGACCACCACTGAGTTCATCTGCGGCCATCCCAACTGGTGCCACCGGGTCATGGAGTGGCAGGTGCCCGTGCATTTGCAGGATCTGTCCGGCTCCGGCAAGTACATCGGCGCATCCGCCGTGCAGGGCCGCAAGGTCTACGGCCTGAAGGTGTCCAAGCCCCAGACCATGTACATCAAGCGCACCGAGGCGGCGGTCTGAGCCATGCGGTACGCGGAAGCAGCCGACGTGGCCGCCGGATTCCGGGAGCTTACGGTGGAGGAGCAGGAGCGTTGCGGCGCCCTGCTCTATGAGGCCGGGTTCATCATCGACGCCTATAATGCGGACGCGGATTGTGAAGCAAAACGCCTGGTGTCCTGCCGCATGGTGCGCCGCCAGCTGGGGGCGCAGGGGGACTCCTCCGCGCAGTTTCCGCTGGGCTCCACCCAGGGCACCCTGTCCGCCATGGGCTACTCCCAGAGCTGGACGATGGGCACCGGCTCCAGCGGCGAGCTGTATCTCTCCAAGCTGGAGCGCAGGCTGCTGGGCGTGAGCGACCGCATCGGCGCTCACAGCCCGCTGGAGGGCATGACCTATGCTGAAGGGAATTGACGTCACGCTGTACACAAAGCGCCAGACCGGCGAGGACGCCTTCGGCGCGAGCGTGTATGAGGAGACCCCGGAGGTCGTCCGCAATGTGCTGATCGGCGCGCCGGAGACGGCGGACATCGTGAGCGAGCAGCAGCTCTATGGCCGCCAGCTGGCCTATACGCTGGCCATCCCCAAGGGCGACGAGCACGACTGGACCAATGTGACCGTGGAGTTCTTCGGCCGGAAATTCCGCACCTATGGGGCGGTCACCGAGGGCATCGAGGCGCTGATCCCGCTGAGCTGGAATCGAAAGGTGAAGGTGGAGCGGTATGAGTGACGTGAAGTTCAAGCTGAACCGTCAGGGTGTGCGGGAGCTGCTCCGTTCGGAGGAGATGATGGCGGTGTGCCGCTCCCACGCAGACGCCGCCCGGAGCCGTCTTGGCGAGGGCTACGAGGTCACGACGTACACGGGTAAAAACCGCGTCAACGCCTCGGTGTTTGCCGCCACAGCGGAGGCCAGGCGTGAGAACGCGGCTCACAACAGCATTCTGAAGGCGGTGGGCGGCGGATGATCGAGCTGATGGTGCGCCGCTATCTCGCCGAAGCGCTCTCTGTGCCGGTGCGCATGGAGATGCCGGAGCATCCGCCGGACGCTTTGGTGCTGGTGGAAAAGACCGGCAGCAGCGAGACTGACCACATCCGCCGCGCCACGCTAGCGGTGCAGAGCTATGCGCCCAGCCTTGCCGAAGCTGCCCGGCTGAATGAGCAGGTGAAGGAGCAGCTGGGGCGGATGCCCACCGCAGAGCAGGTTTTTGCCGTGCGGGTGGTCAGCGACTACAACTATACGGACACAAACACGAAACGGTACCGCTATCAGGCGGTGGTGGAAGCCGTTTATTGAGCATGAAAAGGAGAAAAACATGAGCGATGCAAAACTGGTCACTGCCAGCTCGCCCCAGCAGGTCGGTGGCGCGGCCTATGTCGGCCCGCTGAGCACAGAGCTTCCGAGCGACGCAAAGACTGCACTAGCAGCTGGGTTCAAGGCGCTGGGCTATCTCTCCGAGGACGGTCTGGTCAACAGCAACAGCCCCAATTCCGAGACTGTGGCGGCCTGGGGCGGAGATGTGGTTCTGACGACCCAGAAGTCCAAGGAGGACACCTTCAAGTGTACCCTGATCGAAGCACTCAATGTGGACGTGCTGAAAACGGTCTACGGCGGGGACAATGTGTCCGGCACGCTGGAGACGGGGATCACGGTCAAGGCCAATAGTACACCGGCGGCGGAGTATGCCTGGGTGTTCAACATGATTCTCAAGAATGGAGCCAAAAAGCGCATCGTCCTGCCCCGGGCCACGCTGGCGGCGCTAGGTGACATCAGCTATACGGACAGTGCGGCAGTGGGCTATGAGGTGACGCTCAATGCAGCGCCGGACAGCTCTGGCAATACCCACTATGAGTATATTGTGGGAGGTGAATGAGCATGGCGACGGAGATCAGAACCTCCTCCGGCTTCTGCTGCGAGATCGACGAGGCCGCCATCAACGACATGGAGCTGCTGGAAGATCTGGAGGAGCTGGATCAGGGAAACCCGCTGCGGGTGCCGTCCGCCCTGCGCCGCCTGCTGGGCGAGCAGGGCAAACGGGCGCTTTATGACCATCTACGCACGGAGAGCGGCCGGGTGCCGGTGGATAAGGTGTCCGTCGAGCTGGCGGAGATTTTTGGCGGCCTGAAGTCTAAAAAAAAATAATCCTGCTGGCGCAGATGCTGAACGCCGGGGAGGATGAGCTGGTCTGCGACTTTGCGGAGACCTATCACATCCTAGATCTGCGCGCCCTGCCCGTGCCGTTGGCGGCCACGCTGGCATGGGGGCTGCGGCCGGACGCACGGATCCGGCTCAAACTAGCGGAGCAGCAGGTGCCCATGGAGACACTGCTGCTGGCGGGTGTGGTAGACCGTCTCTCTCTGCTGCTGTGGCAGAGGACGGAGAACGGGCAGAAGAACCGGAACCGACCGGCCATGCTTACGGATAAGCTGCTTCATATCGAGCCAAAACATGAGCTGAAAACGTTTGCCAGCGGAGAAGAATTCGGGCGCGCATGGAGCGGGAAAGGAGGCGGCGCATAAGTGGCAGAGAGCGGAATTGAGCTCGCAAAAGCATATGTGCAGATCATCCCGTCAGCGCAGGGAATCGGCGGCCAGATCAAAAAGGAGCTGGGCGGAGAAGTTGAGCCTGCGGCGGAAGAAACGGGCGTATCAGCTGGGCAGAAGCTGTTCGGCGCGATCAGGAAGATCGCGGCGGCCGCCGGAATCGGAAAGGTCATCAAGGATTCCATCGTGGCCGGAGCGGATCTGGAGCAGAGCATAGGCGGCATCGAGACGCTGTTCAAGGAGAGCGCAGATCAGGTCATTGCAAATGCAAAACGCGCCTACCAGACGGCGGGGATGTCGGCCAATGACTATATGGAGCTGACCACCGGCTTTTCGGCCAGTCTGCTGAGCAGTCTGGGCAATGACACCGCCAAGGCGGCAGATGTGGCCGATATGGCGATGACCGATATGTCGGACAACTCAAACAAGCTGGGCACCAACATGGAGGACATCAAGAACGCCTATCAGGGCTTCGCAAAACAAAACTACACCATGCTGGACAACCTGAAATTGGGCTATGGCGGAACGCAGGACGAAATGAAGCGCCTGCTGGAGGATGCCCGGAAGATAACGGGCGTAACGTATGACATCGACAATCTGGCCGACGTGTATCAGGCGATCCATGTCATTCAGGGGGAGCTGGACATCACCGGAACGACGGCAAAAGAGGCGGCCTCGACGATCTCCGGTTCGCTGAACGCCATGAAGGCCGCCTATCAGAATGTGATGGGCAATCTTGCTCTGGGAGAGGACATCGGACCGAGCCTGAATGCGCTGAAGGAGACGGCGGTCACATTTGTACGGGACAATCTGCTTCCGGCGGCGGTGAATGTGGTCTCCGCTCTGCCGACGGCACTGGTGTCGCTGGCGGCGCAGCTGGCCGCACCGATGCTTCACGCGGGAGTGCAGGCGGTTCTGTCTCTGGCGGCGGGGCTGACCAGTGCGATCCCGGAGCTGCTGCATGAAGCGGCGAAGGGGTTGGAGGGCATCGTCAATGCGATCATTACGGGTGTGCCGGCGCTCATCAATGCGGGCATGCTGCTGCTGAACGGATTGGCGCAGGGATTGCTGGAGGCGGTGCCGGAGCTGCTCGCCGCGCTGCCCGGTATTGTGGACAACCTGACGACGACACTGGCGGCGTTTTTGCCGCAGTTTATATCGGCGGTCAACCTGCTGGTCATGGGGGTCGTGCAAGCTCTGCCGACAGCCATACAGCAGATCGTGGCGGTTCTGCCGACGCTGATCGACAGTCTGATAAATGTGCTGCTTACGCTGATGCCGGAGATCGTGGATGCGGGCCTTGCACTGCTGAGCGCATTGGTGACAGACCTGCCGGAGATCATAAGCGCAGTGGCGGCGGCAATTCCGGAGATCGTGGATGCCATCGTCAATGCGATCATCAGCAGCATCCCGCTGCTGATCGACGCAGGAATACAGCTGCTTACCATGCTGGTGGGAAATCTGCCCGCCATCATCAATGGCATCGTTTCCGCCTTGCCGACGATCATCAACAGCATTGTCAATGCCGTGCTGGGCAGCATCCCTCTGCTGATCCGGTCGGGCATTCAGCTCTTTGTGGCGCTGGTCAGTAATCTGCCTGCAATCATATCCGGCGTAGTGGCTGCGGTGCCGCAGATCATAGACGCCATTGTAGGCGGGTTTGCGGGCGGATTTGATGCAATGGCCAATATCGGCCTGAATCTGATCAAGGGCATCTGGAGCGGTATTTCCGACGCGGCGGCCTGGCTCAAAAGCAAGATCGCGGGCTTTTTCGGAGGCGTGGTGGACAGCATCAGGGACTTTTTCGGGATCCACAGCCCCTCGCGGCTGATGGCCGGAATCGGCAAAAACATGGCGCTGGGCATTGGCGTGGGCTGGGAAGATACATTCCCGGACATTGCGGAGGATATTACAGACAGCGTAAAGCTGGATTTTGACGCCGGGCCTGTGAGCTGCGGACGCGATCCTAATCAAAGCGGGAGCGTGTCAGTGGTGCAGAATATCTACTCCAAGGCCCAGACCGCCGCAGACCTGATGCGGGAGGCCAAATGGGAGCAGGAAAGGGCGGTGATGATGGGTGTATGAGGCGAGATTTGAGACAGAGGATGGCCGAAGCTTTCGCTTTGGCTATCCCTACGGATCTGTCTTTTCCATCGACCCGCTGAGTGAACTGGACGTTGCGCTTTCCACGTCGCAGGGATTTCAACAGGTCGGTGTGACGGTGGAGAGTGCGGACGTGGGCGGCTTGAGCCGGACAATAGCGGGACGGCTGCTGGGACTGTCCAAAGATCAGCGCCGGAGAATGCTGGAGGTATTTACGCCGTACACAAGCGGAACATTGTGGTTTAACGACCGGTATTACTGCCGGGCATGGGTGCAGAAGACCCCCGCATTTGGTGAGCTTAAGTACGATACGGAATTCACGCTGCTGCTGTTCTGCCCGGAGCCCTACTGGCTTGACACGACGCAGGCCTACCTCCTGGGCGGCTACACCGCCGCTTTTGAGTTCCCTGTCTGCTACGACTCCCACACCTTCGGCGTCAAATCCTCCGCCCTGTTCACCAACTGCCGCAACGACGGCATGGTTTCCGTGCCCTACGCCGTGCAGTTCCGCGCTGGCGCACCGGTGACAAACTACGGAATACTCAACGCGGTTACCGGTGAAAAGCTCTCCCTGACCGACTCGCTGGCTCTGGGCGACGTTGTGACCGTGTACCGGGACAATGGGCGGCTGAAGGTGGAGAAGGAGTCCGGCGGCGTCACCACGGACATCTTTTCCCTGCTGGATGAGGACAGCACGCTTTTTTCACTGGCGGTGGGCGACAACATCATCAAGATGACGGCGGACAGCGGCGTGGACAACCTGACCGCCTATGTGACGCTCAACCCGGCCTTTGTGGGGGTGCTTGCATGACGGTGTCTGTCTACAATCTCCGGCTGGAGCGCATCGGCGTGATCGAGACGTGGGTCTCGCTGGTGTGGCAGGAGTGCTACAACACAGAGGGCAGCTTCCAGTTGGAGGTGCGCCAGCGCTCCGATCTGCTCCCGCTGCTCAAGCCGGAGTATTACTGCGGCCTGACCGGCCATGACACGCTGATGGTCCTCAAATCCGTGCAGATCAAAGACGGCGCCATTGTGGTCAACGGCTTTCCGGCGACCCACATCCTGCATGACCGGGTGTCTACGGATGTGGTGAGCAACGAGAACGCTGAGGCGGCCATGCGCCGCCTGTTTGCGGCAATGGCCCCGTACCCGTGCTTGGAGTTGGGGGAGGTGGCTGGGCTGACCGCAAAATATACCCCGCAAATCAGCGACAGGAGCCTGCAAGCGTATTTTGAGAACATCGCGCAGGAATGCGCCCTCGGCTTCCGGCTCCGCCATGACAAAAAGGCACAAAAGCTGCTTTTTGAGGTCTACCGGCGCGGCGAAAACAAAAATGCGAAATACTCCACCGCCTACGGGAATATGGGCGATATTGCCCACTCCGTGACCACCAATGGCTATAAAAATGTGGCCGTTGTGGCCGGTGCCGGGGAGGGCGACGACCGGATCACCGTGCTGGCGGGCAACACCTCTGCCACCGGCGCAGACCGCCGGGAGATGTATGTGGACGCCCGGCAGGAGCAGCCAAAGGACGGGGAGAGCGACGCCGCTTACAAAGCCCGGCTCGTTGCGCTCGGAGAGCAAAAACTGGTAGAGCAGATCAGGGTGGAGAATATCACCTTTACGCTGGAGGATGACCGCGCCCGGCTGGGCGACATCGTATTTTGTTACATTCCCGAGATCGGCGTCAACGTCAAGGCGCGGGTCATCGGCATGACTGAGACTAGTCAGGACAACGTGACCACCCGGGAGGCCGCCATCGGCACCCCGGTGGTCGTCAGGAGGTATTGATGGCAATCGTGACATATCCCCTCAACGGGATCACCTACAACGCGGAAGATGCGGAAACCTATCTGAGCACCCGCATCAGCGGAATTTATGCGGCAGATGACTGCGATGACTGCTTTGACCTGAGTATCACCGCCGACCGGACCGTGACCATCGGCCCCGGCCTTGCGTGGGTGCGCAACAGCAGATTTGCAGGCAAAAGCATCTGCAACCGGGAGGCGCTGGCGCTGGCCATCCCGATGGCGGACAGCTCCAAGCCCCGCACGGACCGCATCGTGCTCCGCTACGACAAGGCGGAAAACAAATCCGAGCTGGCAGTCAAGACCGGCACACCCGGCTCCGCCGCCGCTGCGCCGGATGTGGTGCAGACCGAACTCGTCTATGAGTTGGGCCTGTACACTGTTTCGGTCGCAGCAGGCAGCACCGTCATCAAGGCGGCGGACGTCACAGACACCCGGCTCAACGAGCAGGTGTGCGGCCTGATGCGGGATGGGGTGACCGGACTGCCCACAGCTCAGATCGCCAGGCAGGCGGACGCTCTGCTGGATGAGATCAAGGCTGAGTATCGGGGGGTCAAGGACGGAAGCGGCTATGTGCTCACCTCCAATACCATCGCAGACAGCGCGATTGACAGCATCGTGGAGGGGTGAGCCATGCGGGTCATCATCGTGCGGCCCGGTCTGGCGGTCCTTCCCATCGGCCGGGCGGGGACGGATGTGGTGCGCTGCGTGTTTCCCATCGACAGCTGGGTGCAGGAGTTCGGATCCAGCGGAGAATTTATCCTGCTCTGCAAGCGCCCGAACGGCGCAAGCGCTTACCCGGTGCCCGTCTCGACAGACGGACACAACCTCATTTGGGATGTGTCTCAGACCGATACGGCAATATGGGGCCGGGGTGAGGTGGAGCTGCAATACCACTTCGGCGGCCATATCGCCAAGAGCGAGGTGTGGCGCACGGAGACGGTCAAGAGCATCGGAGCTGCCGGAGACCCGCCGGACGCGGAGCAGAACTGGATTGATAAACTCTATGCGCGTATCGACGCGGTGGGCGTCCCGGCGGGCGGCGGCAGCGGCCAGATACTGGTGAAGAAGTCGGCCGCTGACCGGGATACCTGCTGGAAGGACGACGCACGGCCGCTCACCAACAGTGAAATTGAAATTCTACTAATTTAAGGAGTTGTAACCATGGCAAAATATCTCGATTCTGACGGCCTGCTGTATTTTTGGCAGAAGCTCAAGACTGTGTTTGCGGGCAAGGTGGATAAGGTAGAGGGCAAGGGACTGAGCACCAATGACTACACCGGCGCTGAAAAGTCCAAGCTGGCAGGTATCGCCACAAATGCCAATAACTACACGCACCCTGCCTCCAGCGGCAATAAGCACATTCCGTCCGGCGGTGCCGCCGGGCAGATCCTGCGCTGGAGCGCCGACGGCACTGCTGTCTGGGGCGCGGATAAGGACACCACTTATAGCGTGATGGGCGGTGCGTCCTCCACGGCGGACGGCGCACAGGGTCTTGTACCCCAGCCTGCAAAAGGCCAGCAGGCCCAGTTTCTGCGCGGCGACGGCACCTGGGCCACGCCCGCGAATACGACCTATGCCGACATGAAGGGCGCGACCGGCTCCGCCGCAGGTGCGCATGGTCTTGTACCTGCCCCTGCCGCCGGAAAACAGGCGCAGTTCCTGCGCGGCGACGGCACCTGGGCCACGCCCACAAATACCACCTATGCCAATGCCAGCGCGTCTAAAGCGGGCCTGATGAGCGCCGCGGACTACTCCAAGCTGGCGGCCTTTGGCGCGGCCAGCACCTACGCCAAGAAGGCCGACATCGCAAATGCCTACATCTATCGGGGCAGTGTGGCGACCTATGACAAACTGCCCTCCTCCGGGCAGGTGTCCGGCGATGTGTACAACGTGGAGAGCGACGGCAGGAATTACGCCTGGAACGGCACCGTCTGGGACGATCTGGGCGGCACCTTTGCGGTGGATACGATCAGCAATGCTGATATTGATGGAATCGTTGCCAAGTAAGGAGGCTGGACTATGGCCTATCTCAATGAGACCGGACTTGCTCATTTCTGGGCAAAGCTGAAGGGGAAATTTTTGCCGGTGACGGGTGGAACCGTCACCGGATCGCTTGCCGTGACGGGGAAGCTGTCCGTCGGGGGAAATGCGGTTGCCGACCATGTGGCCGAATCCGGGACAAGCGGCGAATGGAAGTATATTAAATATACTTCCGGCCTTGCCTTGCTGTGGTGCAACGTGACGACGAAGTATTCCGCCGCATCCGTGCTGGAAAAGTGGGTGAGTTACCCGTTCACCCTGCAAGCCGGCGTGGCTGCCTTCGGAACGCTGGAAGGTGTCGGGAGCAATTCCGGTGCGGCGCTCGGCTGGAACGTCAAGATCGTCCCGCAGGGCGATAACAAAAATGCCCGCGTCTTTGTGCACAGCCCCTCCGGCAGCTTTGGAGGCGCAGATGCGCTTACCGTGGCGGTGCTGGTGCTGGGAAGGTGGAAGTAAAGGAGCGATCAAATGGAAGCAATTATTGCCGCAGTCATCAGCGGCGCGGTCACGCTGCTGGCATCGCTGATCGCCAACAGCCGCAGTCGCGCCATTACTGACACCAAACTGGAGGAGCTGACCCGCGAGGTGCGGGAACATAACAGCTTCGCCCGGCGGATGCCGGTCGTGGAGGAACAGATCAAGGTCATCAATCACCGGATCGCAGACCTGGAGGAGGAACACCGATGAAAGAGAACTGGAAAACGTGGTTTAAGGCGGCGGGCATCCGCGCAATTAAAACCATCGCCCAGACCGCCGTGGCCACCATCGGCACCAGCGCAGTGCTGGGGGACGTGAACTGGGTGGCCGTGGTTAGCGCGTCGGTGCTGGCGGGTGTGCTGAGTCTGCTGACCAGCGTGGCAGGCCTGCCCGAGGTGGAGGTATGAGCCTGCACACCAGAAGTCCTGAAGGAGGCGTCTAAGTGAAAAAGCTGAAATACCTGATCGCCGCCCTGCTGCTGGCGGCCTGCCTTGTCGGCAGCGCGTCCGCCGTCACTCCGACATACAAGCCGCCCAAGCTGCCGACGCTGCCGAAAGTCAGCGTGACAGTGCCGACCATCAAATTCCCGGACGGCTATTTCGCCGGTATCGTCGGCAATGTGAAAATCCCGGCGGACAAGCTGCCCAAACTCAAATGAGAATCAGGAGGAACTAAGAATATGGTTATCAACGTACATGGCGGTCATAACCGCATTGTCCCCGGTGCGTCCGGGTATCTGGATGAGGTGACCGAGGACAGAGCCGTCACCGCGCAGGTCATCGCCAAGCTCCGGGCGCTGGGGCACACCGTCTATGACTGCACCGACGACTCCGGCCGCACGCAGGGCCAGAACCTGGCCAACATCGTCCACGCATGCAATGCCCATGCGGCTGATCTGGATGTGAGCATCCACCTGAATTCCGGCGGCGGAACCGGAACTGAGGTGCTGGTGTACTCCGACACCGGCGAGGCGGCGGGCTATGCCGTCAAAATTTGCGCCGCCATCTCCGAGCTTGGCTATCGCAACCGCGGCGTGAAGGAGCGCAAGAACCTCTATGTGCTCCGTCGCACCACCGCCCCCGCGCTGCTGGTGGAGTGCTGCTTTGTGGACTCCGCCGCGGATGCGCAGCGCTTTGACGCCGACAAAATGGCCGCCGCCATTGTGCGGGGCATCACCGGCCAGACCGCAGCTCAGACGGGCGCTGCGCCCGCCCAGCAGATCGGCTATCATGTCCGCATCACCGCGTCTGTCCTCAACGTGCGCCGCGACCACAGCGCCTCCAGCGCCGTCGCCACGCAGGTGCGCAAGGGTGAGGTCTACACCATCGTGGACGAGTACAACAACGGTGGCACCCTCTGGGGCAAGCTCAAGAGCGGCGCAGGCTGGATCGCGCTGAAATATACGCAGAGCGTCTGA